TGTTCTTCATATCCATCGGAGGCTCACCTAACAACGCGGTGAACTTCTTTAGCAACTGTGCCGGACTATTAAGGTTGAAAACATTCGGGTCCGGCTTCTTACCTTTCGGCCCCGGCTTCGTTTGGTACAGCAACTTCCCATCAAGCCCCCGGCACAGTTTGTGTTCTGGCGGAAGCGCTGTATCAAAATCCTCGATGAACTTTTCACCGACCTCAACATTTTCAATATCGAGATCTTCAATCAGCTGCTCCAGCATCTTCTTATCGAATGGCAGCCCTGTACGCCACAGCTGCGCCATTGCCGGAAGCGCCTTGCACTCAAGCTCCCACGCTGGCATCAACGCGCCAGTCGCCATCCGCTTTGTGATCTGCTCCCATAGCTGGGTCAGCACCACCACGTCCTTAGCCGCATATTCGATCTGCTCCACGCGAAGATCACCCGACCAATCGCTCTTCTGCTCTTCCTTGGATATGTCCTGGCCAAGGTAACGATGCACAACGTGCTGGAGCCCGTGCTTCAAGTTCGGCAGCCCGTTTGTCAGGATTCGGCTAGCCAGCATCGAACAGTAAACCTTGCCTTCTGGATAGATCTCGTGCTCCTGCAGCCAACCGAGGTCAAACACAGCGTTGTGCGCCAACCATTGCCGTGGAACGCTGCAGAACTCTTCGAGCGTGATCCAGTCTTCATCACTAAAGCTCCAGCAATCCAGCACTACCGGAGTCTTGCCGAAGGTGGCCAACTGCAAAAGCCGAAGACCACCGAACTTCGGCTGAAGCCCAGTGGTCTCAACATCAAACGCAACAAAACTTGCATCATCGAGCGTGGACAGATACTCGATGCCGTGGAGGATTTCCATGCCTGGTAGGGCGTGTACCCTACTACTCTAGCAGGCTGTCAACCTCCCTAGCGGAACAAAGCACAGCCGCCGCGAGTGTCCCACCCTCGGGAAACCCAAGCAAGCACCGCGCCTTCCAATGTATGCAGTTCTTGCATGGACCGCCGTCAGGCTGGGGCTTGTACCCCTTGCGCAACCGCTCAATCCGCTCCTCTTCCCGCCCAGCGGGACTGGTGCGGTAACACTTCATGCAGAGCACCGGATTCGTCGTCGGCGTCCCACAGCCCTGGCACGCCCTGCTGTTGATCGTGATGGCCATTACTCATCAACTTGATAAAAAGAACATTGGATAGCAAAAGTCCCACCTGCCTCTGGAATATCCAAGCCGCACCGCTTTTGCCACCAGTGCGCACAATCTTGGCAAGTGATTTTTGTGCTGCGGATAGTTGGCACAGCACCTAGGGCTTTAACTTGCGCAGCTCGCCGTGGAAGTTCCGGCCACAAATCTTTGTATGCCCGCCCTGTCCTGATCCGACTAACCGACTGGGGCACTACCCCCAAAAGCCTCGCCAGTGCAACGTTGTCACGCTCATCCGTAAGGATCAGCCTGACTTCCTCGGGCGTCAACTTCCTAGTCTCTAGCGGCGTGTTATCCGACTTGTGCGTTGGAACAACTTCCCGTTTGAGCTTCTTGTCGTAGTAAACGTTCCATCTATAGCCGCAACACTTGCAGCGAAAGCGGTACGAGCGAATCGTCGACCCATTCCTCCAGTTGTACGTGTTTACAATTTTGCGAAAACTGTGAGTGCAGTAGTTAGTCATTTCAGTGTTTTAAGAGTTTTGGTACGGCTCCGTGGCCAAAGTGTTGATCAAACGGTTCAAATACCAACGGGCTTTGCGAAAATCCTCGTAAGGATCTTTTTTAAGCCACGCTCGGCTGACGTATTTAATGACCTGCCACTGCAGGCCACCGACGACAGCATCGGGCGCGTGCTTTACCCAATCCTCAATTACGTCGATCACCTCGACGCTTCCAGCCGTGTAATGGCTGGGCTGATTCACTGGATCACTCATCCTTTAGAACCCTGAACAGCAGTGTCGCCTTGATAGCGACCAGTAACGGAGTAACTTTTTCCAGGCAGCATCGACATCTTGTGGAACACAATTTGTGCGATGCGCATACCGGGCCACAACGCGACAGCGTGTATGGACCTAGCGTTCTGCAATTCCAGCGTTAAACGGCCCGCATAACCGGGATCGATGTAACCCGCCAGAAGATGCTCAATTCCCTCCCTGGCACGACTGGACTTGAGCGCCAGCTGCCCAGCGACACAATCCGGGAGGTTGAATTCCTCCACCGTTTCAGCGAGCACGAACTCATGCGGCTGGAGCATGAACGGCTTTTCCTGCGTATGCCCAGCAATGCTGAAAGGAAGTAACGCAGGCACCTGCGGCATCTCTACCAACAGATTCTCACCGAGTCTCACATCGAGACTGGCCGGATTCACCAACTCTTGGAGAAACGGCGAGACCAAGCCCCGCCGCGCCAAGTTGTGAATTTCGTGATCACAAAGGATCATCAGTCAGCCACCACAACCGGAGCAGGTTGCTGGAGCGTCACGTGCTTCCAAGTCTTGTTCCACTTGATGCAGTTGATCGTGGTGACGTGAACGCCAAACTCACGAGCAATTTTTGCGACAGACTTCCCGCCATCAGCGAGTTGGCGCTTAATTTCCAACACCTTGGGCTCCGTCAACACCGCGTGCCCACGCTTGCCCTTGCGGCTAGACACACGAGTCTTACTTTGAGACTGGGCTTTTTGTACGGACGTTGCCCGGACAATTTTCTCACCAGCGGGCAGGGGGATGGTCTGCTTGGGCTTGGTCAGATCCAGCTGCACGTGCTGGGACGTCTCCAATGCAAAGCGTGCTGCTTCAAGTGCTTTAGAGATCTGATCGAACTGGGATTCAGAGAGGACGTACATGCTCATGGGTAAGAACGTGTGCAGTGTAGTAGGGGATGGTCAGTTTTGAAGCTCCAGCTTGATGGCAGCCTGGAAATAGCCCGCCACCTTCAGACGGCGGTAGACAGAACCGCCCTCCTCGCTTTGCTTGTTCTCGATGGCGTCGTAATCACGACGAGCTTCCTCCAGGGAAGCCATGGTCTCGATATTGAGCATGTTCAGCTCGCTATCGGACAGCTCGGACAACTTATCGAGGTACACCAGCTTCCCGCCCAGCAGATAGGAGCGGTAGAAGGGCACCATTGAAGTTTCAGTCATTCGTGTTGGATCGAGTTCAGCCGAAGTAAGCGCGGCGCTTCCCTTCGACCCAGGCATCGTACTCAGCTGGAGTGGCAAACCTGTGCTTAAAAACGTCCGGCACCTGCGTCGATGGCTTGCGTGGAACACTGCGCAGCTCGCGCAAGTCGTTGTCGTTGTAGCCCCGCGATTGGCGGTAGTAGTCGGCGTACCAGTCAGTCATGCGAAGTAGTTGGGATCTTGCTGGCGTATCCGGGTGAGATCCGTGAGTCTCAACTTGAGAATCTCGTGGATCGCCAGCTGTGCAAGTCGAGTGGAGTTGATGGTGTCGCTGGTGGCGAACACATAGATGAGGTGGCGGTAAAGCTGGGTCAAGGTGCGAACCCGGACCCAGTGCGTATCCCCCGGTATGGGCTCTAGACCCACTTCCCAGTCGTCATAGTCGTCCTGGTTACGCAGGTCACGAGCTTCAGACGTCCCAATCAGACGTGTCGAGTGGAGTCCAGTCGTCGACCCGATCTGTGAGCATGGCCCTGAGTTCGGCATCTGTAGCTGGAATCAAGTCTTCATCTGAAAAGTAGAGGGTGCCTCGGCACAAGGCAGGCCCCCACTCCGCTGGCTCGAAGGCGGTCTGCGCATAACGCACCACCATGTCGTCAACAACGGCATCGACCACAAGATGGTCGCCTTCAAATCGCAGCTCCTCAATGCTTTGTACCTGGCTCACTTGACCTCCTGTGCAGTTTCATCGGGAAGCAGGGAATCCATCCACTGGTCCCAAGACATTTTGAGGAATTGCTCCAGCTCAACCAGCTTTTCGACCTGCTTCTCCTCGTAGTTGGTGTTGAGACCGAGCCCCTTGTAACGGGTGATCTGCAACTGGAGCGAGTGCCTGGCCCAGCCGACGGCGTAGTACCAGGGGCTGAGGTCTGTGTTGGAGACTTTGGCTTGGAATGGTTCGTACATTGTTAATCAGTAATGAAGGGCTCGCCGGGGCGGGCTTGCCCTTAGTGTTGCACACAAGCCGCCCAAGCGCAAGGCCGGGCTGTTGCTTTTCTTCACAACCGCGAAAGCGGCTGGGACTGGCTACGCTTTTGGCCCTAGACCTTTTTTGAGGGATCTAGGCGGTCCAGTAGCAGCCGGCTGCTGGCAAAAAGGCGGACACCGCGTGAGGACCCGCCACCGGCCACCTTTTTACGAAACTATCGTCGTCAGATAGACGGTGACTGCAAGGATTCCCAGCAGCCAAGTCAACCCGAAAACGACGACTGGCGGAATCACTCCTGCACCCCCAATGCAGCTGGCTCGTACTGCGTGAGCACGCAGACGTCAGCGCCTTGGCGAAGTGCAGTCCCAACGATGTAGTGGAACTGTTTCGGGGCGTCATCCGACTCCTCGATCTGGTACTCCTCCACCTCGTAGGCCACGCCTTTGCGGTACCAGGAGACCCGGACCACGGCGAGCAGCTCGTAGGGAATGTCGCCGACGGTGTACCCCAGGGTGGGCTTCCTGGGGCGCTTCGGCTGGGGCGGTTCCGGCTTCACGGGATCTCTCCAAAACACCCACGCGGCAACCCGCATGAGCCCTAGGAAAAAGTTAGGCGGGTTGAACATGCGGTGCCTAGCCGGATTCTCCGAACTCAAATCTGGCAGAAAGTGCAGCTTTTGCAGCTTTTCGTAATTGCGCTAGTGATAATTCGCCGTACAAACTTCGTACCCAGTGGTCCATAGCCATTTTGTTTTCTTCATTACTCCAATAATTAGCAGGCATACGTTCCGAACTAGGCACGAAAAAATCTAGAGGAAACTGTACACAATGTATTACTGGTAGCCCATAGTAAGGACTATATGCAGGGTCAAGAAAATTCCGAAATGCGTTTATACCTGTGGTGTACGTTCCCTGAAAAAACGCACCGACGGTTTTAGTAGTTACGGCGAGTTCCCTTAGCTTATCAACCTCTGTGTTGGTAGGTTTAGTCGCTTTCACTTCAATCCACATAGGTTCTATGTAACCAGGAGCAAGACCGCCGTTACGCAAGTAGAAATCAGGTAAGTAGCGTCCGTTTATAGGTAAATCAAAACCTTCAATTTCGTAGTCCCAGGCAATTTCCATAGCATCAAGAAACACTGCGAACCGTGCCTCTAAGCGACTTCTAAATTTGTAGCCCTTGTACTCAGTGCTGATAGCTTTAATCATTTTTTGAACCTGGTAAGGTCGGCACAAAATTCGGCATGTTGTTTTGAAGTTAAAGTTGAAATGTAAGAAGAAGTTGCATCAGCAACAATAACGTCTAGCTGCTGACTTGCTGTCCGGTATTGCCAGTGCGCTAACGCTGCAAGCTTTGTAGCTGTCTCAGGCTGGACTGAGTACGAGACTCTTCGTGTGGGCATGAAAAAGCGGAGAGGTGCCACAAGACTGTAGCACCTCTGACTCAATTCAGTCCCACATCTCCGCAGCCTCTTTCATGGCACGTTCCACGGCGGCGGGATCTCGAAAATCCCTATTCACGCGGGATGTTTCGGAAAAGTCCAAATCGCTTGCGGCGGAAGCGGTTTGAGTTTTCCGGTGACTTTCGGAAAAGTCCTGTTTCGGAAAAGCCCCTGGCTCGCTCTGCGTCTCATGAGTCTCATCCGCTCCAGGGTCCTTTAACGCCTGCGAACCAGTCTCAGGACTTTTCCGAAACTCGACTTTTCCGAAACTCTTCGGAAAACTCAAATCGCTGTCCTGGTCTGCGTTTTCGAGTTTTCCGAAAGTTCCAACCGTATCCCCCCGCGTGAAGGAGGTAAAACCAGGGATTTTTTCTGCCTTGGCGCGGTAGTACACAGGCGGCCTCCCCTTGAAGCTGACGTTCTCCGGTGGAGCGCACCTCT